GATTGGATATGGATGCCTGACTATGATGTACAGCTTGAACAGGGAGAAATTGAACGGATGTTTGGTATTGCACAGGAATACAACCTGAACATATGCCAACCGTCGCTAACAAGGGACAGCTACCACAGTTTTCCTCTTGTTCTTAATGATCCTACAAAGTTCATGAGGTATACAAACTATGTTGAGATAATGTGTCCGCTCTTTAAGTCAGAGGCGCTAAAAAAAGTCCTATGGACGTTTACGATCACATACTCTGGTTGGGCACAGGATTTTCTATGGGCAAGAGAATTGAACTACGAGAGGCTTGCAATCATAGATGACATACAGGCAAGGCATATAAAACCTGTCGAAAGTCAGTATTGGAAGCTTCCAAATGGTATGAATGCTGATCAAGAATTGGAGTCTGTTGTAACGCTTTTTGCGCTTGAAAAGGAAAAATTCTGGCCACGAGAAATAGGCGGAATAGAAAAATGGATATAAGCTATAGAATAGAAGATGACCTAGACTGGAACAATGCCGAAGCAGTTGAGGTAGAACCAGAAGGTTGGAAGAGGGTGGTCATACGATACATCGATGCCTATCCATTTCTTTTCTGGAGAATCAATGAGATAGACAAGAACTTTAGGTCTAGCTCACACGATGTATCGGCCCTTGGAGTCCATGACTTCTTTTCGCAGAGTTTGAAGTCCATGAAGATCATGGTCCTAGGTCAGCTAGATGAAATGCACCCAGAGAGAAGAAAGTTTTATGAAGAAAATATAGTGGAGCTATTCAATGAATGATCAGTACGTCCAATGGCTTAAAGGGCCTTCGAGAGGTTCTGTAGAAACAATACATGAGATGAAGCAGGACGGCCAGACGTTTGAGGACGTTGTTGTTCTTTCTAACGGAAAGACGATGTCCATGTCAGGCATAGGAAAGAACTTCATAATACTTCCAAGTGCAGGAAGTGCACTATCTCCTACTGAGCTCGATTTGATGTATCCTCCTGAATCACAGAAACAGAACAGAAGGGCAAAGCCACAACAGGAACATGCTCAGATTCTAGGGTTTTCTCCTGATGAGCCACAACCAAGAGAAGAGCCAAAACAAAAGAAGCAGCCACAGCGTTCAAGCTTTGCATCTGATCTCATTTCAAGGGCAAAGAAGAACCCATCAAGCCTAGATGTATCAATAGAGGTAGAAATGCCATCATCATCGTTTTTTTCCATGATAAACGAAACGTTTGACGAGAGCACAGTTGAAGAAGTCATGAGCATCATCATAGACGGGATAGATAGAGATCTGATAAAACAAGCAATCAAAGAAAGCATCATCAATTTTTACGGAGACAAGAAATGACACAAGAGGAAAACCTGCAACAACCAGAAGCAGATGCTACAATCGGTGTAGAAGAAAATCAAGCGGCAGATATAAATACACAGGATCTGTCAGAAGTTCCAGATGTTCCTAACATGAACTTCAACAGAAAGTTCAGGAGGATGCTTCTCAAGAGGAGCGGATATGTGAGAATAAAGAACAGGCTTGGGTACAAGGACTGGTTTGAAAACATAAGGAACAACATTCAAAACGGAAAACAGCTCCATACTTCTAACACAGAAGAGGTCATCAAAACAGCAGTAAACCGTATTGATGGGATAAATGAATCAACAGCACAGTTTCTCTCAGACAAAGGCTATGGCGAAGAAAGGGTTGCGTCAATGTTAGAGAAAAACATGCAGATACAGGAAAAAATAGCAGCCAAAAAGCTCAAACAATGAACTTCGTATTCGCAAAACAAAAGGTAAGCCTTCCAAAGTATGCAACAGGAGTAAGGCCTTACACAATAGATGTCAACAAGATACTCTTAAAGGTAAAGGGTTCAAAATCAGAGGAGACGGTAAACACATCAGCGTATCTGATAAACATGATACTCCAAGATGAGTTTGAGTTTGCTCTGAAGAAAAAGAAGACATGCATACTCTACATAAACCCAGAGCTTTCCCTAGATGTGATCAAGAACATAAAAAGGGTTCTTCCAATCCTTGGAATGGATGTAAAGAGGTTTTTTCTTGTGGATGCTGATGAAATGAAGAGACTGCACAAACACGTTGATCAAGTTATCAAACCTAAATAAAGGGCGCAAAAGCGCCCTTCTTTTTTTGATATATAGGGCATGGTAAAAGATCAACTCATAGAACTGGTGCAGGATGAAATAACAGCATCCGGGGCAATATCAACGTCCATTGGACTTAAAGAGATAGACAGGATCATAAATGATGCTGCACGATGGTTCTACCAGAACTACCAATATGCAGTTGAGACTGTCTATTACATACTACCAAAGGCAACATTTGACCAGGTTTGGAAGTCAAATAGACGACAATTGGTTCTTCCTGACTGCGTTGTTAGTGTTATGGATGTCATGGAGATAAGGGCAGGAAATTTCTTTGGAATGGTTGATAGGGACATCACAGAGAACAGGCTCATTGCGGCTGAACTCTACCTTGCTCCTTTTGGAAGCGATGACCTTGTTTACCGTACAGCTCAGTATGCATACTATGATCTTACTAGGGCATACTTCCTTGAAAGGATACAGTTCCAGTACAACCAAAACACGCACCATCTAACGATACTAGGAAGAAACCCCCAGTATGATGTATCGTGTAAGGTGATGACAAAGATTCCTGAGCAAAGCCTCTATGATGATCCCTTGTTCATAGATTATGTTAAAGGCAAAGCCATGATATCAATGGCAAGGGTGTATTCCTTTATCAGCTTCAATCTTCCTGGCGGTGCACAGATAAATGCAACAATTTTTGATTCACAAGGTCAAGCAATGGTTGATAAGGTTCTTGAGAAGATCGATTCAGAGAACGTTCCAGACTACTTCTTACAGATACACTAATACACTATGCTTAGAGACATTTATCTCAGAAACGAAGATGATCCAAAGTTCATTCCAAACAAGATGGAGGAGAATGACTCCATTCAGGATCTTGTTGAACAGATCAAAATGATGTTTGCAACATCTCCTGGAGAAGTGATTGCATACCCTTTTTATGGTGTCAATCTTGAGGATATGTTGTTTGAGTTTGATTTTGATCAAGAGGACATAATGAAGGAGATAGACAGACAATACTTTGAATACATAAAACCCAACTTCCCAAACGTCAATGTTGAGTTTAACGTCTATGTGAGTGAAGGCGAGATAAACAGAACACTCATAATAGACGTGTTCATAAACTCACTCCTGACGTTCCAAATTATAGCGTAGAATGAGCATATTCGAAAATGCAGTGGTGGCCTCACTTCCTCCTGATCCAAGGAGTCTGATAGAAGGTCAAGTAACCTCAACCATATCCAATGGCATTGGTTTTGGTTCAGACCCTGCAAGGACTGTGCGGGCCACAATAGAAAATGTGAGTGACGTCAACCAACAGACAGCAAACACATTGAGTCCAAACTTTGATCGCTTCTCTGTTCTTGAATTTCCAGAACTCTTTGGTGTAACTGGAAACCTGTTCAGGTCTGCTGAAGACCTTGTGCCGATAGCAAACATATCATCAAACTTTGGTGGTACAATAGTAGGAGAAGAGCTTACACAGATAAACATAAGAAATCTTCTTGAGAACCCTGGATCAGAACTATCAACGTTTGCCAGGAGCCTCTCGGGCAGGATACAGGATTCTGCAGAACAGCAAGTGAGGTCGTTTGCACGAAGCGTTGTTCAAGACGTAAAAGATGTCTTTAGAGGCACTGTAAATTCAATCCTCAATCCCAGCGCAGCTGCAACAACAAACTTAGGCGTTGTTGATTCCAGGCTGTCATATGCATTCTTTGGACCAAGAGATGCAAACAGGAGGTATGCAAAAGGATCGACTACTGCAGCAGGACCACCAAGACCAGATGAACTTGGAAGGTTAACGTATCCAGCTGATTCTCTCATTGGTTTTCAGGGCGTTGAACCTATATCAAACCCTCACTACGTCTTTAGGTTGAACACTGTTGCAAACAGGATGTCTTCAGGCGATGATGGGCTTGCACAGTCAAGGCTTCTATTGGACAAGGAGTCCAGAATGGGTGTTTCAACCGTAGGAAAGAAGGAGGTAACCCTCTCTGCTGTGCTTTCAAAGTTTGGCGGATTTGCACCAAGCAATCCAACTCCATACAGGGCTGCGGACTTTCTGTGGCTGAAGCACTACAACAGGATACCTCTCACGAGAATGATAACGCTCAGGAGATACATGTTTCCGATACAGGACAACCTGACAAGGTCACCCTACTTTGGAGCAGGAACTGCAAGAGCAGGGGCATTTAGGTTCAACGGATGGAGCAACAACCCAATCTCTCAGATGGTGACATATTTTGGCGGGGAAACAGGAAATAGCCTTAGTGACATCATAAAGGTTACAGCAAGATCATCATGGAACTCACAGACTGAGTCATCTATACAGGACATTACACTTTTTGGTGGAAGCTCTCTGGATGCTCTAAGCGTTTTTGAATCAAGCAGAGTAGGAAAGCTTGGTGCAGAGCTATTAAAGGCGCCATTAACGCTTCTTCCTCCTTTTAGTAAGCTATTTGGAACATCAGGCAGTGCAGGAAACATCCTTTCTTCCTTTATAACAAAGCCAATAAAAGCAGCAGGTCTCACAGGAAAGGATCTTGCAGCTGGTGCTCTTGCTCTAACAGGTCTGATTGATTCTAGAAGGTTTTCGGGTATAAGTTCATATCTGGATACTTTCAATCCTTACGCAAGAGGCGGCTACTTCAGTGATCTCTATAGAGAGCCATACAACGTCATAAGGTCCGCACAGAAGAGGGAGCCAGGCCTAACTGGCGGTGTGATGACAGATGGTGGAATAAACCTCACATTTGAATACTCACTAAAGGCAATAGGACACATAAATGCAAAAGCAGCTATGCTTGACATCATGTCAAACATACTTGCAACGACGCACTACAGAGGTTCTTTCTGGGGAGGTGAAGCCAGATTCTATCTGAACAAGGGAATCTTTCCGCTTCTTGATGAGACCCAGACGCTTGACCTTGTTAAGCACATATGGAGAGGCGACATGAACGGTGCTTCGCAGGCATTCCAAAAGATACTGCAAGAATCTTTTGGAAACAAATCAGTTGAAGGTCTTGCGGCTCTTTTGTCCATTCGAGAAGCAAGCACAGATCCACCAAGTAAACAAGGGGATTCTTCCAGGTTAACCGTAGGCGGGGCAAACACACAAACAACTGTTGAAAACGCAAACCAACTTAACCTTGAGCTGAGCGATAGGATCAAAGAGCTTGCTGCTGTAGATCTTTTGGCCGGACTCTTCAAGTTAACAGGAGGAGACGGAAATGCTGCAATACCACAGTTTCAGGCGTTAAAGACAGGAGCACCTGTAGGTGAATGGCATTTGACGGTTGGAAACCCATTCAAACCTATAGCGGTCATAGGAAACCTTGTATGTACTGGTGTTGACATAACATTCAATGATGAGATGGGTCCTGATGATTTCCCTACCGAGATGAAGGCAACTGTCTATCTCAAGCCTGGTATGTCAAGGGCAAACCAAGACATAGAATCTGTGTTCAACGATGGATTTGGACCTCTCTACATACCTAAGCCAGACCTGTTTGAGAACAAGGACTTTGATCAGGTCAAAGAAGAGATATCCAAGCAAACGGCAAGCCAGGGTGTGTTTGACTTCATGGCACTTGACACACCTGGATCTGTTCTTTCATCGCTTTCAAACTTTGCTAAGATTTCAACAGATGATCTTCCTACTCCTCATGTTCAAAGGTTTGACCAGCCACAGGAAAGTACTCGTAGAATACAGAATCGATGATGAGACATGATAAGAAAATATTGGCATCAATAGACTTTAGCATCAATTCAACATCGATGCTGGTGTTTGATGGTTCCTATCATTGGTACCACTTTGGAAGGGAGAAGACATCATATTTTGATCTTGGAACAAAGAGCTTTACAAGATCTCTTCTTCCAAAAAGGGTAAAAGGAGAAGACTACTGCAAAACAGAGAGGATGAAGATCATTGATGCAAGACAGGTCTGTCAGAACATAGTAAAGGTAATGAGCGATAGGAGGGTCACACACGTTGCATTTGAGGGTCACTCATTCAATAGCAAAGGAAACAGCCTTCTAGAACTAGTGTCCTATCAGTTTCTGCTGAGAAACATGATAATTACATACCTAGTAATCGATGAAACCAACATGTTCTTCTATCCTCCTATAACAGTTAAGTCTTTTGCAGGAGGCGCAAAGTTCAAGAAGAAAGACATGCTTGATGCCTTCATCAAAACCAATGATGATGCATTGGTTGAAAACGAAGTACATAGAATCATAAGGTCGTCTTTGGATTCCGTGTTAAAAGGAGAAGACGTTGTTAAACCAGTTGATGATGTCATAGACTCTTACTGGATACTTAAAAAACTACAGCAAGATGTTTGATTCACTGATACTTTCCAGAAAACCAACAAAGGTAGACCAGACTGATGGCGAAACCATCATAGACCTTGCTGCAAGGACCCTCAAGACTCTTCAGATAAGGATGCAAGGCATTCTAAAGGTAAACGACGGCGAACAGGCAAGGCCAGATCTTATATCTGTTAGGGCATACGGCGAAGATACGTATCAAGATCAGATCTGTAAGATGAATGGCATATCAAACCCCTATTCGCTTGATCTAGGAGATGTTCTGATAATACCAAACACTGTATCCTTCTCACGAGAAGTTCAGACGGAAGTAGAGCCTGTTACAGGAGAAGTTCCCATAGATTTTAGACTCAACTTTACCAACATTGAAACAGATGGAGATGAGGACACTGCAATACAGAGGTTTAACCAATCCTTTGAAAAGGGGATAGAAGAACTCAAGGAGGATGGAAGTGGTCTGCCTCCTAGCGTTGCAGACTTTGGAGACAAACAGTTTCTTGTCAGAGGAGGAGAAGTCATATTTGCTCCTAACATAGGAAAATGTGTTGTAAATGAAGCTGCTCCTATAAGCAAGGGCGAACTCCTTGCACGTCTCATCAAAAACCGAATATCGTAACTTTGTTAGAACAGATAAACATAAAAGAAAAGGTCAAGGCCAAACTCCAGCTGGTTCCTATGGCAGCGCCAGAGGAGCGGTATGGAACAGGAGGTCCACAGGGATACAACACGGCCTTGATGGGTCAGGCATATCCCTACATAATGATGAACGGAAAGGAGATCAAGAACAACCTCATAGGAAGGTTTGAGATCGACTGTATGGGTTTCATGCCAAAGCTGTTCTTTACAATGAGCCTTGTATCAACTAAGGTTGACTTCTTTAAACGGGTGTTTCCCAGGGCAGGGGACATAGTTTCAGTCTTTCTTAGATCTCCTAACGATAACATAAAGCCAATAAGAAACGACTACCAAGTTGTTACGGTGGACTATGTGGGATCTAACTACCCAGGAGACATGGGCGAGGGATTTCTTAGGATAACAGGAAGACTTTACATACCAACCTTCTATACACAGCGAAGCTTTTCTGTCGAAGGGACAAGCTACGAAGCCTTGAAAAAGGTAGCAGAAGAACTGGAGATAGGTTTTGCATCTAACGTTGATTCTACAGATGACTCTATGCGTTGGATGACACTCGGAAACTATGAGAACTTCATAAACAGTGTTACAAAGCATGCGTGGCAAAACGAGGAGAGCTTCTTTACATCGTTCATAGATTTTTACTACAACCTCAACTTCATAAATGTGAACAAGCAATTCACGTATGCACCTGATGGTCAACCAGGCGTCATAAGTGATATAGATCTCAGAGTTCCAAGCGAAAACACAACGTTTGAAAAAGAGATGAAGGTGTTTGCCCTGACAAACAACATCGAGACGATGTCGTTCAACAACTTCATATCGAGCTTTAACATAGTGAACAATGCATCGCTCATAACCTACAAGGAAGGGGTCATAAAGGACTTTACGATGTATGATTACTCGACAAAAGTCGTTGTATCAGATACAGTAGAGCCTCTATCAACTCCTGATGCTCCGCAGAACATCACACCTCTTTACATAAACCTTTCAACAGGGCTTCAAAGAAAGCAGGAGTGGTTAGGGATGCAGTACTCATCTCCTATAGGCAACGTTCACAAAAACTACAACTTCTCTAAAATGTTGAACACATTCAACCTCATGGAGATAGAAAAGATGATGCTTGAGGCCACTCTCTTGAACCCAAACCTTTTTGTTCATAGAGGACAGAGGGTGCCTGTCATACTATTCAACTACGGAGACAACTTAGACACAATAACAACAACAGATCCAAAGTTCAGGATGACTGAACGTACGGACTCTGTTGTTAACCCATTTTTGAGCGATTTCTATTATGTGAGAGGGCACAAGATAATTCATGATCCTTCTCAGCAAGTAGGTTTCTCTCAAGTGATCTATCTATCAAAGAGGGAATGGGTGACATCATCATCAAGACAGTAAAACTATCACAAAGGAACAAACGTGCCAATAACACCTGTAGTAGCGATTTTTTCAAATGATCCATCAAAGCTCCATGAAATAAAGTCAAGCGACCACATAAGCTGGGAATCACACGACTTTGAATGCCACTTCTTTTCTGATAAGGACGATCTCAATTCGGTGATAACAAAACTGAACCCTTCGGTCTTCATCACAACAGGAAATGTTGCTCTATATGGGCAATTGTACAACGCACCGTACAGTGTGAGAAGGAGATGGATACACGTTGATGAGTTTAGTGACAGCAGATCAATAGGAGACTCTGCGTATTCATGCTTCATTGATTCAAGCCTTAATGTTGAAAGGAATCTTGCAGAGCCGCTAGTAAGCTGTTTTACTCCGACATACAGAACAGGCAACAGGATCTATAGGGCATTCTCATCTCTCCAGTCACAGAGGCACAAGAACTGGGAATGGGTTTTGTATGATGACTCAAATGATGGTGGAAAGACGTATGACATGCTCGTTGAGCTCGCCCAACAGGACCACAGGATAAAGGTGTTCAAGGGAAGCAAGCCAAGCGGGATGATAGGTGAAGTAAAGAGGTATGCAGCAGGGCTTTGTACCGGCAAGTATCTTGTAGAGTTTGATCATGATGATGTCTTGACATACTGGGCACTGGATCATGTCGTGTCCGGGTTCAATGAGTATCCAGAAGGAAAGTTTCTCTACACAGATGCAAGCGAAGTCTTTGAGACTGGAGGGTGTGTAAACTATGGTCCTAATTGGGGCTTTGGCTATGGAAAGCATTATGAATCCCATTACAATGGGGCCACATACACTTGCGAAACAACGCCTATAAACCCTAAGACCATACGGCACATAGTTGCTGCTCCTAACCACATAAGAGCATGGGAGTCTGAATTCTATTTTAGCATTGGTGGACACAATCCAAGGCTCCACATTGCAGATGACTATGAACTGGTTGTCAGAAGTTTTTTGAACACACGAATGATCCAGGTTCCTAGGCTGTGTTACCTCCAGTACATGAACAGCGGCGGAAACAACACACAGGAGCCAAGAAGACCAGAGATACAGCGCGCAGTAAGATACATAACATCATACTACGACAAGAGAATACATGATAGGTTTGTTGAGCTTGGGTTTGATGACTTTGTATGGAATGAAGACCTGCAAAGGTCTGATATGTCAACACCAAATCCAGATGATACGCCAAATGCAGCACTTGTAACAAAATTTCAGGATCAATGAGCAGTGGACTGTTAAATGCAGGACGTTTAGAGAGAAAGTTTATCTATGAGTCTTCTGGTGATCCAAACGAACAGAAGCTCAGATACAACGATCCCTCGTTCATTTCTTTCAGGATACTGTTTGATTTTGAACCGATCGTCTCAAACGATGAAGTGATACAGGGGCTTCTCATTTCTGAAGAACGGGATGAAAGTGCCATAAGCTACCTTCGTAGAATGGGAGAAAAAGAACGCGGTGAATCACTGAAGGAGTTTGTTTGGCTTTTGAACAGGATAAGCAATGACTTTCCATGGTTCTTTAAGTCAGTATCAGGGATCGACAGTCTCTGGAAATGGGGTCATCCTTCATCAAATGATGGAACTGTGTCGCTTACCCCTGCAAGCATAACAGTGTCGTGCTATGAGACGGTTGATTTAAGAATGACGGCTCTTGCAGACCTTTACAGGAAATCCACGTGGGATAGAAGGTACTTTAGAAACCTTTTGACCATAGACAAGAGAAGGTTCAACATGACAGTCATACTTGGAGAGGCAAGAAAGCTAAGAACCTTCATAGATCCATCAAACACAGAGTGGTTGGACCATGTCTCTGCTGTTGCGTTCAGATGTCTTGACTGCGAGTTTGACTTCTCAGATTCAATGCCAACAAATATAGACGGATCAGAAGCACCAGCCCAGATATCACCAAGCTTTAAGATAAAGATCAACAGGGTCCAAGAGACAAACTCATATCGTCTTTTGAACTACATGCTAGGTGAGATGACAAGAGATCTTATCATAGCACAGGGAGGAAGCGGCGCAGAAGTCAACACAAGAAGAGAAATAATAGACTATAGGTCTCTTCTGGCGCCTCTGATAAGAAGCTACGAAGGAAACTATGATCAGCTTCTATCCGATAGCCTGAGGCTAAATCAGCAGCTCTTTACAAACAACATAAGCCCTATACTAGGAGACCGTACCTTTGCTCTTCCTAGAGATGTAAGGCAGCGGTTCAACAATCGCCAGCTCGATGCTTCAAGCAAAGAGGCAGAGCGTTCACAGACATCAAATGCAATAGTTAGAACGATAGAGGAATCAGCGAATATAACAGGTGATGAGTCAATCATAGACTTTGGAAGGCCATCAGTGGAACGAGAACTGACGCCTTCAGTAAACATGAGTGAAGAAAAAATACCAGAAGACGTGGCAAACCAGATTAACTTTGTTAGACCAAAGGTTGAGACAGAAGTTTCAGACTTCTCGTTCTCTAGGCCTAAGGTGGATGAGGACATAGACGAAAACATAAATCTACAAAGACCTCAAGTAGAAAATGAATTGGTCGCAAACATAAACCTCAACGCACCTACTGTCAACAGTGATGACGCAGAAGATGTGAACTTCAGAAGGCCAAGCATTGATGACGATATACCTGAATCTGTCAATCTTAACACACCGACAGTAGAAGGTGATATCACACAGGCAATAGACTTAAACAGGCCTACTGTAGATGTAACGATTGATTCTGATGTCATTTCATTTGGCAGACCAACTGTTGCTAGTGAAATAGATGATCAAGTTGCCTTTTCTAGGCCACAGGTTGAACAAAAGGTCCCGCAGGACATACAATTCTTGAAACCTAAAGTAGAGGAAGACTTTGAATCTTGATAAAGATTACATAGGGTTTGTCATAGACTCCGAAGATCCTGAGCGTCTGGGAAGATGCAAAATCAGGGTGCTAGGCATATATGATCAGATAGCAGATGAGGATCTTCCATGGGCATTTCCTCAGAGCCTCTCTGTCTTTTCAGGAGGAGACAGCAAAGGTGCAGGAAGCATATCAATACCAAAGGCAGGAACGGCCGTAAGAGTGAATTTCCTAGAGGATGACATACACAGTCCTCAGTGGTTTTCAATAGTGCATCTAAACGATGCTCTCAGAAGAGAGCTGGCCGAGAGCTACCAGGGTTCACACGTTGTCATCTATGATGAGGACCAGGATCTAAAGGTATGGTTTACTCCTGCAAATGGCATGCAGATATACTACAAAGACAGCAGCATATCGATAAACCCTGATCAATCAATACTCATAGATCACAAAGACAGCCAGTCAAACATTGAGCTTAAGGCAGGACAGATAACGGTAAATGCAAGAAGCAAGGTTGAAGTAAACTCTCCTAACGTTCATGTAAATGGAGGACTCACAGAACTAGGAACATCACCACAGTTTTCAGTCCTTTTAGGAGAAGTATTGCTTGCAGCACTTGACACCCTTGCAGCAACGGTCGATCTTAAGTGGCCACCGTCTCCTGGCGTTGCAACGGCAACGATGCAACAGGCAAGAGCCGCATTATCAAAGACGGTAAAAACTACAGCATAGGGTGAAAAGTGGTAAACTTCCAACAGATCATACAATGGATCAACTCGATAGCAAACCTCAAGAGACAGGTGCGACCTGTCGCTGAGCGGATACGTTCAGAAGCAAAGACCAAGACACTGAATGGCATACAGTTCGTTGATTTTGAAGGCCCTTCACTTTCTAACATACAGGAACTGAACAGGATACTTGAAGAGAATGGCTTAGAACAGATAGATGAAAGCCTCTTCTCATCTTCATTACTTAATGTTGAACAGATCCTGCAACAGATGCAGAATGACTTCACAGAGGATGAACTTGCACAGGCCATAGCACAGCCTGCGGTTGTTGATGAACTAAGAGATTTCACTGCACTTGATTTTGATTTGGCAGATGTGTGTGATCCACCTACAATAATTGAAACCCCTGAGTTTTCAGAGGATGAGATACTAAACGCTGCGTGTGAAATACCGGTCACCGATGTAGAAGATGGAACCGTGACAAATCCGGTTGAATCACTTCCTCTGCAAGATGTAGAGATAACGCCTGATCTTGACCAACAGCCTGCAGCAGAGCAGGACCCAAACGAAAACATATTCCAACAGCTTTCTGAACTTGGAGGAAACGCAAACCCAGCAAATGGTCCAGCATGCCTCTCAAAGATGCAGGAAGTTTCTACAAAGGTACAAGAGAAGGTCAGAGAATACACGCAGTCCAAAGAAGAGATACAGAAGATACAGCTTGACTACTTCTATCAGGTCATAGTTGATGCATACTACCAGTCGTTCATAGAGGGATACGGAGAGATAGAATCCTTGAGAAAGGAGCTATCAGGCATAGATCCTGGGTCTGCTAGCGGGCAAGAAAGAATCTCAGAGATACAAAAAAGGCTTGTAGATCTTCCTGACTACTTTACAGATGTCAAAGACAGATCATCGATGCAAGATAAGATGGAAGAAGT